CCCTGTCCGGGCATGGAACCATGACGTTCCCCGTGGCCGCAGCATGGACGACAGCGCGTTGCCGAGGTCGCGATGCGCCAGCACCGGCCGGCCCGTCATCAGGTTGGAGGCAAACTCGTCACCCAAAGAACGTTGCGTCGTGAAGTCGGCCCGGATCGGGAAGAAGTTCTCGGCAAAAGTCTGACACAGCGAGTCAAACGGCCGCTTCTTCGAAAACAGCTTATCGCCCTGCGCGATCAAATCCTTGACGCGGGACTTGGATACCGCCATCAGCCGGCGCCCAGCGCTCTTGAGGTATAATCTGCGAGACGATCCTTCGGCGCGGTCAGGATGGTGGACTGCCGTCCGGCCCGACCCATGATGTCGAGCTGCGCCTTGCGGCGGGCCTCCCGTACACCCTCGGAATCTACGTCAGGCATCGGGGCAGGCGGTTTGGGGGTCGGGGCTGCCTGTTGAACAACGGTCGGACTGGAGAACGGGTTACCCATCAGCGCCTCTTCTTCATGTGCTCGTAACCTCGGTTGGCGGTCGTCTGCAGTGATGACTTGTTCAAGGCCCGTTTCACAGCGGCGTGACCCTCGCTCAAGCACATGACCACAGCATCACCCTTGCCCGGCGACCGGCCGAGTCTCTTGCGAAGGTCATCCTTGCTCTCGACCAGGATGCCCCTTGCGGAAACCTCATAGGTTGGTGCGGCGAGATCGGCCCTCAGCTCAGGATCGGGCGGTAGGGCGATCACTGACCCGCCCTGCTGGTCCGGATCCAGCTCTTCGCGGAACTTCCACCAAGCTTCGGCACGCTTGTTCGTAAAGCTGAGTTGGCCGTCCCTCGTTTTGGCGGTCGATTTGCTGGCGCCGTTGAACCCGATGTGGGGAATGTTGTTGTCCTTCAGACGCAGCGTTACCGCCCCGCCATAACCGCCGCCCACATCGACCACGATCGGGGCATTGTCTCGCCTGTGCTTGACGATGGTGCCTGCCGATCTTGACCCGTCAGCGGTTTCTTCGCCCTGCTCAGAAATCAGTTCCGCGTACCAACCGCCGTGTCTCGATGCCAGTTCCGCCGCATCAGCGCCGCCGCCAGCAGGATCAAAGGCCATCGCCGTCATGTTGAACGCTTTGTAGCCGTCTGGCTTCCATCTCGCCTGAGCCTCGATAATCCATTGCGTCGGGATCACCTGGAAGTCGGCGTCCTGACGCGCCGCCATGAAGTTGCCGTCTCGAACGGCGGACCGCAGCGGCTCAGGCAATCCATCAAGATTGGCCTGGTAGTTGGTGTTGATCAGAAACGGGTTATCTCGCAACGCCGCGGGAATGAAGGTCCGCGACATCGGCTTGAGCGTCTTTCCGTCCAGTTCGATCGGCTCAGGCCCGGCAACCTCCAGATCATCGCCATCCGGCGCCGTGACAAACCACCTCAGTTCGTTGTGCTTCGCTGGCTTTGGATGCGTGATGTCCAGCCATGGCCGGAACATCCCGATAATCCAGTCGCCATCCGCATTCAATGGCGGGTTGGTCCCGAGAACCGCCCTCACCCGCTGCCCATCCGCCGTCGATCGAAGCCAGCCCAGATGAAAGCGAATCTGGCTTTCAAGGAACTGCGTCGCCTCGTCGAAGTATTTCAGGTCGAAGGCGTGGCCCTGCCAATCCTCCTCATCGCCCGCATGTTGGTTGCCGGCGAACTGAATGTAGCGGCCGTCTTCCGTCCTGAGCAGTGGCGGCGGCGAGCCGTTGAACCCGTCACGAGAACCGTTAATCTCTATCGCGCGTTCCGTCAGCGCGCTCAGGTTGGCGTACTTGCGGCGCATGATCAGCGAGCGGTTATGCGCCGTGAACGCCAGACCCAGCCCCAGATCCGACTTGCCGCCGCCGCCCTGCCCACCATAGAGCAAAACGTCAGCAGGGCAGAAGTAAGCGTCGGTCTGAGGGCCGGGATTCGGCACCCATTTCATGTTGGCCGTTGCGGCAACCGCGTCCGCTACAACGGCCTTCTTGTCTTCAGGCGATAGGCCCCCAAGTTTCTGGGTGATTTCCTCAAGGAGCGTGAGGGCCATTCGCTATTAGTCGGCACCAACCGCCGGCAGCAGGTAGCCAGAGGTGAACGTTGCGCCGTCGTTATGCAGGTTATCGAACATGGCGTATTGAACCGCCGCGACGGGAACGAGGATTGCCGCGGCAGCATCCAGCGTTCGGACTCGATTGCTCGCAACGATGCCGGACCCGGTGGTTGCCGTAGTCTTGAGCAGCACCGCGCCGGTCGCGGTGTCGGTGTTGACCGAGTAGACAAAGTTGCCGATCACTTCTGCGTCAGTCATGACAAGGGCGCCATGCTCGATCAGGGCAGCAACATTGTTCGACGCGACGGTATGCACCGACTTGTTGTAATGAACCTTTAGACGGCTCATGGTGTTGGCGATGACGATATCCGGGCCGGGCGAGGTCGTGGCATCGGACTTGCGCTGGTTGTTGGTGTAGCGAAGGCCGTCCGAGTTGACCGAAACCGTCGTGGTCACGATCGACAGGAAGCCATGCGTGGCATCCGTATCACGAAACACACACTGATCGATCCAGAAGTCAGCCGCCGCTGCCACCGTAAAGCACGACGCAATCGACAGGAAGTTGCCGACGAAAATGCAGTTCCGGATGGTGATTCCGTTCGCGGAAACCGGGATTGTTGCGGTGTTTGCGGTCGTGAAGGTGAAGGTGGGGCGGTTGGCGCCTTCGCCAAGGCCTTCGATCCGGATGCCGCCGACATCGAAATTCAGAGCCGTCGCGCTAGCGATGCTTTCAGCATGACCCGGCAGGATGACGATAAGATCGCCCTGATCCGCGGTGCATTTGTTGATCGCGGCTTCCAGGGTGGCCAAGGCCGTCGACGGTGAGGTGCCGTCAGATCCTGCCACGCCGGAATCGACGTAGAAGGTATTGCCGAAGCCATAAGCCTGCGGATCCGCGCCGACCGGGCGGCCATCGAACAGAAGAAAGTTGTCGTTATAGCCAAACCGGCGGCCGTGAATTGAGGTGTATGGCATTGCGATATCCTTGCTGTTTGCTTTTTGCTAGTGGATTTGGGCGGGATGCCCCTTACGCGGTGATGATCGAGATTGAGACGCCGGCCGCCAGCGGCACGTCAAAATACTCAGGCGAGCTGGCCAGCAGCTTGATTCCGTTCAGTGCCGTGGCGAAGTCCCCTAAGGGAGCGGCGGCGCCGGACTTGTAGAGCTTGAACCAGCAGTCGGTATCCGTCAGAAGACGAACGCCGATCGTTGCATTGTCGAGCGCGCTGGCAGTCTCCGCATGCGTCGAGCTGATCGTGACGTTCTGCGGCGCTTTGCCGGGAAGCTTCGCCACCTGGTTCCGGTTGTTGCCGGAGGCGTAGTATTCCCAAACCTGACAGATTGCCATTCATGGTCTCCAAACGACAAAACCGCCCGAAGGCGGCTGATAATTCGTGCGCTGAAATGCGCGTTGTGGTAGGCTTTGCGATGCAAATCAGGAGCGCTATTATGCAGGTGACAATTCGAAATCAACGACTACTTCGCACCCTTGGATTCACGCCGAGCGGTGACCCAACAAAAGGTTTCGTTGGGCTGTCCGTGCGAAGCTGGCTGGAAGTCATCGGGCGACGTATCGCTCAGATGCCTACCAGCATGAAAATTGGAATCTTCCTTGTGTGGCTTAGCGGCTTTACGATGGCCGCCGGGGTCGCACTAATCATTCGCGGCTAATGCTTCGTCTCCGGCTGAACAGCCTTAGCCAGCGTAAACGCTATCCGCCTTGCAGCTTCCGTGTCGGATAGGTCTACCGTCTCAATCGGGCCGCCGTTCGGGCCGCTAACTTCCTGCATCACACGATCGCCGTATTTCTTTGGCGCCATGCGGGCCATCAGCCATTTTCGGGTATCAACGCGAAGCCTGGAGCGGTTCAGAACCTCACGGTTTTCAACCTCATAAGTCGAGCCGTCGCCGCTCTTCCGTTCCATCCAATCGTTCGTGCCATCATCGCTGATTTCGATAATCTCTTCAGCGTAGTAGTCGGCCTGAGCTTCACGCGCGCTCGCGTATTGGT